TCAATCTACTTTTGCAACACTTTGCTTTGAAAATGCCGCCTTTTGTTTTGAACGTGTTCTCATTACAAACAATAAAGCCTCACTATCAAGTCGGTGAAAAATGTGTTTCATTGCAACCCAGTGACGAGTAAATGTTTTGGACCAGTTTTTAGTTGTCACTCCCGCCAGTAATGCCAGCTCCTGGTATTCATAACCTTCCCCACCAAAAAGTTCTGCTTTTACTGCCTGCGCCGCCAGCCAGATTAATTTTTTCAGGCGTTCCTGCGTTTTCCCTGCAATTTTTCTGGTACCGGATTGAGTATTAAATTCATTCCACGCCCACTGTGTTATCGCGATCTGATATTCCCAACAAATACTCCCGCTGTAACACCACAACAACCAGGCTTTATGATGTTCTTCAAGAGACAGAACAGCCCGCCGCCACGATGATGTCGAAAACTCAACCGGACTGACCAGAGGTATTGACGTCCCCTTCGCCAGCGATTGCTTTCCCGGGATTGGTGGATTATCCCGCGTTATCATTTTTCCAGTCACTTCATCGCGGTACCGGATTTTTTTTCGCCTGTAACGCCCTGTATCGAACATGGCATTCTCTTGCCAGGCTTCAAGCTGACCTTTTGTTGCCCCACTCAAATCAGCGGTGGCGATAATGAGCTGCTCACGCACAAACTGTAAATACTGGTTATTCATGCGCACTCCAGTTCTGTGATTTTTATCCCCAGCCGCCCACCAGGAACGAGCTGACCGCGCACAATATTGATTTCATCAAACTGCTCGTCGTCTATAAGTAGTCCGGCATGCGTCAGCGCATCCAGTGGTGCCTTCAGGATATTGTCCAAGTCACGACGGCGCTTATCCGGTGGCTCTGCAATAATCTTTATCGCCAGCCTTCCGGACAGGTTTAATTTCAGCCGCTGCTGGCGAACAATTAGCGCCACATCACGGCGATAACGCTTTCCGGCCTCCGAGATGAAATACGTATTGCCATGACGTCGCCAGTAGGTATTCACCGTCGGCGGGTAAGGCAAAACAAATTCTATGCGTTCAGTCATTCATGCTTTCCACTTCAGGACACCCGAATTTCTCGCGTGCATTAAAAAACGAATCAGCAACAACAGCTGGCTGCCGTGTTTTTCTTCAAAATCTTTTACCCCGGCGTGCAGTTCGTTATGACATTTACGGCACAGCGGAATAACAAACAAATCATCAGCCTTTGTTCCCATCCCTCCCAGTCCATGACCAATGATGTGATGCGGATCATCTGCCTGATTACCGCACGTCATGCATTTCTGCGTTTTTACCCAGCGCGTGTATACAGGCATCTCTTCCCGTTGTGGTTTCTGGCGCTGGAGATACTGAGCCGGTGACTCCGGATCAACAGCAATGCTGACCACCGTCTTTTCCTGTGGCGGGTTTTGCTGGTGGGCGTGAGGCAGCGGCGCAAGATTTTTTGTGCGCTGCTTCAGTATGCTGGTGGCGGTCTGCTCTCCCGGTACGATGTCGCTTTCACGGTACATTGAACGGATTTTTTCCGCACGCAACCCCAGCGAACGACGTAATACCGCTTCCGGTAGCGCGTCCGCCACCTGATTGCGGACCGCCCACCAGGATAATTCAGCCAGAGATAATTCACGCTCCTGCGTACCGCTTATTGCGTGACCGATGACGTCAATCATCCATGCTGACAGGTTTTGATGAGCAAGCTGCCCGAGTGATTCGGATGTCTGGTCACGCAACTGGTTGTCGCAGTGCCAGCACAACACCATCGCGCCGGTACCGTAACGATGTATGACGATTTCACTGTGATGATAGTCACCATGAGGCCACTGGCAGGATTTGACATGACGCAACAGCCAGTCAGACAGTGCCCCAGCGCCGCCAGCAGCACGAATCACCCGCTCATCGCTGAAAAATGGCAGTAATGATTTATCCTCCGCCAGCGGCTGGCGAACGGCAGGGACGACTCCGGACGGCAGACCGCGCATGCTTTTCGGTTCAGGCTCCACCAGCACTCGAGGGTTATGAAATACTTGCATGGATTCACGGCCCGGCCTAAGGACCACCAGCCCAAGTTCCGGTACCAGAACAGGTCGAAGTAATATCCGCACGTTACCTCCAGATCCGTTGCTGGTATGTGCGGGATGGGCGCGGTGGGCGTTCGGAATAAGGGAGCCTGACATAGATTATCCAGTGACGATAATCGAGGCTGAGGGCTTTCTTAATCTCGTATCCGCGTCTGCGATAGTTATGAATTAGCCATTCGGCCTGTTCTTCAGTACATGGGTCATGCTGGAACCAGTCAGATTTGAAAGTGCGGGAACGCCGCCCGTGCCTGCTGGCAAAGACGGCAGAATCATCAGAATTGTGTAATTTGGTATCGTGCGCCATCGGTTGTCTCTGCTGGCGCAGCAGGTGCCAGTTGTTCAGGCTGGCGTGCGAATTGTAAACCAGAATGCCAGGAAAAAACAAAACCCGCCGAAGCGGGTATGCTAAAACAAACTGAAAGTAATATACCGGACTTGTAAAGGAACGATAGAATAATTATTGGATTAAACCCTGACTCAATCCAGATTTCATAGGCAACAACTACGGACTAATCATCACAGTCATGTTTGATAGGCTTAGTCCACATTGGGTGAGGGTTTACGGCGTTTTCACTAATAATTTATCGTCCAAGCTATACACTACTGCCCTGTTTTAACGAAGTTTTTAAAGGAAACAACTGCCTGATAGGGGTTTGGTTGACAGCCAAACATATTATCGCAAAAAGGCTTGATGAAAATTCTTGAGGATCCATCTTCATTTGGCATTTTACTCACTTGATAAGCGAGGAATGGACTATTTGGAGAGGGATTATAAGTGGAAATTAGCGTGTCTGTCGCCGTTTGAATTTTCCATGAGGAATTATTAGCCAACCAGAATTGCGCTCGTTTCCAATAAAAGTCACATTGCTTTTCATCATTACATGTTAGTGGCTTCATTGCTTCTGCTTTCAACGCTGGATCGATCTTTGCTGCACACCCTCCCAACATTACTGTTGCAATCATTACACCTGCGACTAAAACAAGTTTCTTCATCTCCCTGCCCCATCAATAAAAGTTCGGTTCTCTAATAACTAGAGTTAATCAACGGAAAAAACGCCGAAGCGGGTTAAGTGCGGGTGCGTTGAGGATGCCTGACACATCAGAGGTGGCGAGGGATTTCTCCCCCGCCAGGTCTCTTACTCCTCAGGTTCGTAAGCTGTGAAGACAGCGACCTCCGTCTGGCCGGTTCGGATTCGTACCTCGCAGAGGTCTTTCCTCGTTACCAGTGCCGTCACAATGACGGTTAAACAGATGACGATCAGGGCGATTAACATCGCCTTTTGCTGCTTCATAGCCTGCTTCTCCTTGCCTTTCGGCACGTAAGAGGCTAACCTAGATTTGCCGTTCATAGATTGAGCCTCAGATTAATGTTAAGCGTCTTGCAGGACGCGTAATGTTAACTGGGGCTTTTCTCTATCTGCCTTTGGTGTTCATGCCTGAGACAGATAGCCTCAAGCACCCGCAGCCATTCTACTTAACTCCCGTTACCTCGCCAATATAAAATCAATCAGAAAGGTGATCCATAAAATCACTCCTTCTCTTCTTTTCCGTAGTGGAGTTGGCCAATTTTGATAAGAGGGCGTCCCTGAGATTTGCGGTGTAGATTGGTATCGCGCAGAGAATACACACAGCCACAATATTCCTGCTGATAGAATTTTTCGCGCTTGCTGATTTCAATCATACGGGACGAGCCGCCCTGCTTGCGCCAGTTATAATCCCAGTACACCATACCCGGATAATGCGCAACAGCTCGCCGCCCACACTCGTTAACCTGCTGCATATTTTTCCAGCGTGAAATGCCCAGTGAACTGCTGATCACACTGAAACCATTTTCAGCAGCGTACAACGCTGTCCGCTCAAAACGCATGTCAAAACACATGGTACAACGGATCCCCCTCTCAGGCTCCCATTCCATTCCTTTGGCACGTTCAAACCAGTTGTCGGTGTCGTAATCAGCATCGATAAACGGCACGCCGTGTTGTTCAGCAAAGCGAATATTTTCATCCTTACGAATTAAATACTCTTTCTGAGGATGAATGTTCGGGTTGTAGAAAAAGATGGTGTAGTCGATTCCCGAGGCCTGAAGCGCCTCCATCACTTCACCGGAACATGGAGCACAGCAAGAGTGCAGTAGTAGTTTGTTTGCCCCGTTTGGGAGCTCCAATTTAGGCCGTTTGAAATCAGCAATAGTCATAAATATTTTTATTGGGGTCATGAAAATAGCACAGAGTGTAGCATCAGAGCAGGGCTATCGGGAATATATGTCTAAATCTGGTAATATCTGGTTTTGACGCAAAGCGGACAACCACGCTGGCTCTACCCTGCGCCATGAAAATGTCAATTCACATCTGAACTAATGCTCTTTAATCTAGTAACGTCTAAAATACCTAACATTTCCTTGATAAAATGCCAGTACACGCTGCATAGCTTCGCTCTTCCGGCACTCGCGACAGATTATGTTCTGACGCCTGTCGTAGCGACGTATTTCTCCGTCAGGTAATGACCAGATAAGGTCCGGATCAACCGCAGATGGTTTCTTCAGCTTTGCCCTTGAGAGCTTTTTACGGGCATTTTGCCAGTCCTTACGCGCCTGTTCAGACGGGAATAACCCGTAACCAGAGTTGTATACATCGCCGCTGGCAACCAGCTCTCTTGCGAGAACGCTCATCAGATATCTTGTCGCACCTGTCTTGACTTCCAGTTGCCGTAACGTCTCACGCCCACTCTGGCGTACGAGTTCAAAAACCTGTCCTTTAATTTTTTCCCGCTCTTCTTGTGTAAAAACTTTTGCCACAAGCCCTCCTGAAAATTACCTCATGACCAGAAATTAACACTTACCCCCTGAAGCCCGGCGGAATTTCGTTATCCGGTTCAGAAATATGATTCACACAACGCTGGTTGTTCGTGCCGCTTACCGGGAGCAACCAGGGGTTCTCAAAATTCCGGTCTGGTCCAAAAAACGTCGTCGCTCGCTGAACAAATTCCGTTCCCGTTTTCCCGGTAGCCGCCAAGTATCTTGCGTAACGCCTCACGCCATCCAGCATGGCCTCTGGTGGCACCCCCTCGCGTAATCTGGCCTTCCAGGCACTGAAAGCGGATTTCTTCGGGTTTGCCCCAGCACGCAACGGGTACTCCCGCCAGACCTGTTCGAACACATCCGGATAATCCACTCGTCCCACAGACTGCCCGGTGTTTTCCGGGACTACCCGATCGGCTTCCCGCTGAATGGCGGAATCGGCTTCGGGCTGCTGCAGTTGGTGTGATTGCTCCGGCCTTGCGGTCATCACCTGCTGCACAGCGCCCGAATCGGCTTTCAGCGCATACGCTGAATCGGCTTCCGGTGTCGTGCCTGCTGGCTGACCAAGATTGACGGTCTGAACATCCCCTGCCTGGTTCGTGGCGTTTTTTACGCCATGGACCATAGTGTTTTGATCTTCTTGATCTGTATCTTTATCTGTATCTTTATCTGTCGTGACTCGTCGTGACATGTGCGTGACATTTCGTGACGCGCCGTGACAATCGCCATTTTGTTCCCGCTTTCTTTCCCTCTCTCGCTGCGCCCTCTTGCGCTCTGCAGGAGATTTTGCGGTTTGCGAAATATTGCCGTTGTCCTCTTTAAGCACCTGGCGTTTTTCCCATCCAGTGATTAAATCACCATCAAGTACCCGCCCCTGCATCGTCTGCAAAATTGAATCAATTACCTCTTCTGTCACGTCGAGCGCACTTGCCAAATCTTCTGTCGTGACATCAATGTGACCTCGCGTGACATTTCGTGACGCGCTCACCAAGAGGTGGATATACACTGCCATCACTGTTGCAATTGGCTGCCCTGACACCCTGGCAATTGTTCGCCACTTAGGGTCATTTGGCATGTCATGCCATAATCTGAGCCAGGCGTTAGCCATACTCACCTCTTTTGATACCGAATCTTTTTACTCACAAATTGCCGGAAGTGATCCGGTATGAATATTGCGAGTCAATGCACAGCCACAATATTTCCTGCAGGGCCACCACGATTCATCTGGTTGAAACCAGCGATCGCCACTGCGACAAAATCATCAGCGTCTCTCACCAGTCGTTCCCGCGTCTCCACTAGTTCCCGAAAATAGGCTGAGCTATGACTGCGCATTCGGGCCACCAGCAGAGGTGGCATTGCTTTTTCGATAGCTGGTAACAACGCCTGAATTTTTTTAACCGCATCAGGGGTGTCTTTCTCCACCCAGCGGAAAATTTTCTGAGTATTGCGAGCCAGGGCTTCCGGATGGCTGTCGTCATACAGTTCCGGGAACGTCATTCCCAGCTCGAAATACGCTTTGGTAATTTTCGCAGCCGGTACTTTTTCGCCGTCCGGATGCGCCCAGGCATTCATCGCCATGCGGATGTGTTCATGCTTGATTTTCATGAATCAACTCCCATCAGCTTTTTCGTAGTAGTTTTATTCCTGCCAATAGTTAAAATTGCATCGGCAGAAAATAATCCGTTTGATGCAAGAGCGATTTTTTCAGCGTAATTTGTTTCGCCGGTATATTCTGTGCGAGGCAATTTTCCGTTATCCATCCATTTATAGATTGCTCTTTGGCTGACACCACAAACGTCGGCCACAACAGCAACGCGAACAGTTTTGATTACATCTTCAAGTGTTTTCTGGTTCATATCACCCTCACAATGTGAACTTTGAGTACATGCTATAACAGAACTGACAGTACATTCAAGAGCGAATATCATTGAACTTATGGTTCATGAAGATAAAGCGCGTAAAGAGTTCGCCAGTAGGCTTGCGCTAGCCTGTGAAAACGCTGGTTATGAACAACATGGAAGGCAGGCAGAAATTGCCCGTCGAATGAAATTAACACCAAAAGCGGTTAGCAAATGGTTTAATGGCGAAACAATTCCTCGCCGGGAGAAATTAAGGGAATTAGCAACACTAATAGGAACAACACCAACCTATCTTTTGGGAGAGGATACAGAAGAAAGTGGACAGGTACGTTTCTATCAGGAGTTAAATCCAAGACAAAAAATCATCATTGACCTTCTGGACGAGCTCCCTGACAGTGAGACAGATGAACTTTTAAAAACTCTTGAAGAGAAAAAACAGAAGTACAATGCAATTTACGAAGAGTTAGCACGAAAGAAAAAACAAAAAGCCTCTTAAACCAGCATAAATCCGGTAGCGCCTTCCTCCGGGTTTGTGCTTCACTTTATCCCATCTCATTTTTTTACACACAAAATGTACTAAAAGTACTTTACAACAATGAACGCAAAGTACATTATATACCTGCCACCCACCCCACCCCACAGAATGCAGGGCAATACTTCGAGTTACCAGGCAGTGGTCAGGGGTTAAGTAGCCAGCCCGAGGCGTAAGAACATGACGGCAGGGTTCAACTTTAATAACTATGCAGCAGGTTTTTGTTCCGCTACCCCGGCGTTAAGGGGAAACAGAGGATTTCTCAGTGGGCGAAGTCAAACATCAGAATGGAAGGCGTCCAGGGATCAGCAAAGAAACAGCGATGGCGCTTTATATTGATATCAGCGCCATTGCCGGACAGGTAAGAATTATCAGAGCGGTAACTAAGCGGTATGCGCCTTTACTTCAGAAAGTCTCTGGTGAGTGCACCGAAGATATTGTCAACGATTTCGTCATCAAACTGCGAGGACTCATCTTCAGTTACAAGGTGACCACAATTTTTGCAGATGGCTCCCGCGAAACTGTCAGAGCCCTGCGGTTTAAAGGATGTGTCAAAGACTTCGCCACCACATTCTGGGCAAGAAAACTTGATTGTATTCATAACCAATTTCCTCTCGAGTAACAGACCCCTCAGAGGATACCACCTCGCCTGACGTGGTTAAAAGCAGGCAACGCTAACCACAAGGAGCCGACATGCAGAAACGAGAACCCGTCATCATCGCGCCAGACTATACCGATGATGAACTTTATGAGTGGATGCGCCAGAAAATTAATGCAGCGCAGGATCTGAAATGGGCCAATGAAGCCAGGGCTAAGCAGGCTGAAAATCTGTCCGCTCTGGAGCAGGATATCACCAATCTGGAAAAAGCAGCGGCATTAAGCATTGCCAGAATGATTACATACCCGCGTTAATAGCTAACCAACGAAGCTAAGGTTGGTAATTAAGGAGTTCTCCACGGGTGAGGTGGAGTGCGTGCGCCGGACACGGGTGAACATCCAGCACAGACAGTTTACTGAAAGGATATTTCCCTGAAAAGTCAGACCATAACGCGAAAGCGCACGGCGAGGTAGCTGGTTCATAGATAGCCTGTCGTTAAATTTTCGTCGACCGTGCGCTTCCGGTTGTGGCACTCCGCGAAATGGCGCGGCGGTAAGTATGGCGGGGTTATTCCTTCCCCGTTGAGGACACCGGGTTGTCAGGTTGACCATACGCTTAAGTGACAACCCCGCTGCAACGCCCTCTGTTATCAATTTTCTGGTGACGTTTGGCGGTATCAGTTTTACTCCGTGACTGCTCTGCCGCCCTTTTTAAAGTGAATTTTGTGATGTGGTGAATGCGGCTGAGCGCACGCGGAACAGTTAAAACCAAAAACAGTGTTATGGGTGGATTCTCTGTATCCGGCGTTAATTGTTAACTGGTTAACGTCACCTGGAGGCACCAGGCACCGCATCACAAAATTCATTGTTGAGGACGCGATAATGGAAACGTTATTACCAAACGTTAATACGTCTGAAGGTTGTTTTGAAATTGGTGTCACTATCAGTAACCCTGAATTTACTGAAGATGCCATTAACAAGAGAAAACACGAACGGGAGTTATTAAATAAAATATGCATTGTTTCAATGCTGGCCCGTTTACGCCTGATGCAAAAAGGACGCTGGCAATGAATACTGCTGTTGCCCTCACTCTGACTGTTTTTCTTAATACTGGCGAACCTGTTGATGTGGTTACTGGTATATATGGTTCAATGAAAGAATGTATGGCTGCCGCAGCAGAACAGAAAATTCCTGGTAACTGTTATCCGGTCGAGAAAGTTATTCGCATGGATAATAACGAAATCCCGGCAGGATTAAAAACAGCGCCGTAATTAATATCCAGTTTCATTTTTATATGCCAGCAATGGCAGGGATTTGTTCACCCTTAAATCTGTAATGAGGTAAAACAAAATGAGTAAAGTCTTTATTTGCGCCGCCATTCCGGACGAACAGGCAATAAAGGAAGAAGGTGCAGTTGCTGTAGCCACTGCCATTGAAGCCGGTGACAAACGCCGCGCCCGTGCCAAATTTACCTGGCAATTCCTGGAGCAATATCCGGCTGCTCAGGACTGCGCTTATAAATTTCTTGTCTGCGAGGATAAAACCGGCATGCCCCGCCCTGCTATAGACTCCTGGGATACCGAATATATGCAGGAAAACCGCTGGGATGAGGAATCCGCTTCCTTTATTCCGGTCGAACCAGAATCCGATCCGATGAACGTCAATTTTGACAAGCTGTCCCTTGAAGTACAGAACGCGGTTCTGGTTAAGTTCGGTACATGTGAAAACATCACCGTTGATATGGTGATTAGTGCTCAGGAATTACTGCAGGAGGACATGGCAACATTCGACGGGCATATCGTTGAGGCATTGATGAAAATGCCTGAAGTTAATGTCATGTATTCAGAGCTTAAGCTGCTCGCCATCGGGTGGGTTAAACATAAATGTAAGCCGGGTGCAAAATGGCCTGAGATCCAGACAGAATTACGCACCTGGAAAAAACGTCGCGAAGCCGAACGCAAAGAAACCGGGAAATACACGTCTGTTGTTGATCTTGCCCGCGCCAGAGTCAACCGGCAGCACACTGAAAACTCAGCAGGAAAAATCAACCCCGCCACTGCCGCCATTCGTCGCGAATACAAGCAGACATGGAAAACGCTGGATGAAGAACTGGCCTACGCTCTGTGGCCTGGTGATATTAATGCCGGAAACATTGACGGCAGCATCCATCGCTGGGCAAAAAATGAAGTTATCGACAAAGATCGCGAAGACTGGAAGCGTATCTCGGCATCAATGCGCAAACAGCCTGATGCCCTTCGCTACGACCGCCAGACTATTTTTGGCCTTGTCCGTGAACGTCCGATCGACATTCACAAAGACCCTGTGGCACTGAACAAATACATTACTGAATACCTGACTACAAAGGGCGTGTTTGAAGATGAAGGAAGAAATCAGAGCACAACTGATACTCTCTCGTCGCCAGTACCAGAAACTGATGCAGTGGAAACGGCAATTCCGGACAACGAAAAAACCGAATGCCAAGTGGAAGTCGAACCATCTGTAGAGCGTGAGGGGCCGTTCTACTTCCTCTTCACCGACAAGGATGGCGAAAAATACGGTCGCGCAAACAAACTTTCTGGTCTGGATAAGGCACTGGCTGCCGGGGCTACTGAAATCACGAAAGAAGAATATTTCGCCCGCAAAAACGGTACATACTCAGGTTCACAACAAAATACTGGTACATCTGACACGACCGCACAACCAGGGCCGGTAAAAGTTACCGCTGACGAAGTAAACAAAATTATGCAGGCAGCCAATATCAGCCAGCCTGACGCCGATGAACTGCTTGCAGTATCACGTGGTGAATTTGTTGCAGGGATTAGCGATCCGAATGATCCGAAATGGGTGAAGGGGATTGAAACCCGCGATTCTGTGAACCAGAACCAGCAAAAAACGGAACAGAACGACCAGAAAGCGGAACAAAACAGCCCAAATACGCAACAAAACGAGCCAGAAACGAAACAACCTGAACCAGTAGTGCAACAGGAACCGGAAAAGATCTGCACCGCCTGCGGTCAGAGCGGTTGCGGCAACTGCCCTGATTGTGGCGCGGTGATGGGCGACGCAACATACCAGGAAACATTCGATGAAGAGAATCAGGTTGAAGTTCAGGAAAATGATCCGGAGGAAATGGAAGGCGCTGAACATCCACACAAGGAGAACACTGGCGGCAATCAGCATCACGATAGCGATAATGAAACTGGCGAGGCGGCAGATCACTCAATTAAGGTGAACGGTCATCACGAAATCACATCCACCAGCAGAACGTGTGACCATCTAATGATCGACCTCGAAACCATGGGAAAAAATCCTGATGCCCCGATTATCTCAATAGGTGCAATATTTTTCGATCCGCAAACCGGAGATATGGGACCGGAATTTAGTAAGACTATCGATCTGGAAACTGCTGGCGGAGTCATTGATCGGGACACCATTAAATGGTGGCTGAAGCAATCACGCGAAGCGCAATCTGCCATTATGACCGATGAAATCCCGTTAGATGATGCACTGTTACAATTGCGAGAATTTATCGACGAAAACTCCGGTGAATTTTTTGTTCAGGTCTGGGGAAATGGAGCCAACTTCGACAACACGATTTTGCGCCGTTCATACGAACGGCAGGGGATCCCCTGCCCGTGGCGTTACTACAACGATCGCGATGTACGCACAATCGTTGAGCTGGGGAAAGCCATAGACTTCGATGCCAGAACGGCTATTCCATTCGAAGGTGAGCGCCATAATGCACTTGATGACGCCCGTTACCAAGCAAAATACGTTTCAGCTATCTGGCAAAAACTGATCCCGAGTCAGGCTGATTTTTAATGTTCAACCCTGATCGCCGCTAACCGCATATAGTTAGCGGCGGTTATGAGATATAGCTATGAGCAGCTTATTTTTAACCGAAGATGAATTGCTAATATTAACGGGCTGCAAATATGCAAGCCACCAGCGAAAATGGTTAATGGAAAACGGGCTTCCGTTCTATACCAATCGTAGTGGCAAACCGATTGTCAGCCGGGATCTATTTACCTGCAATAAAACTTTACCACCACGCGAGGTAGAGCCGAATTTTGGTGCGATCTGATGGGAAGACGAAGGAAAAATCCTGAACACGAAAAATTACCTCCAAATGTATACCCAAATAAATATAGTTATGTATGGAAACCAACATCCAGAGAATCTGTAACACTAACCGCCATCAAGGATGGTTTAGCTGCTTTATGGAAAAAGTATGAGGAAACTGTAAATAATCGCGATCGTGCAATGACATTCGGTCGCTTGTGGGAAAAATTCCTCGCCAGCGCCTATTACAGTGACCTCAGTCCAAGAACACAAAAAGATTATCTGCAACATCAAAAAAAGTTGCTTGCCGTATTCGGTAAGGTGCCGGCAGATTCCATAAAACCAGAACACATCCGTCGATACATGGACAAGAGAGGGGAACAGAGTAAAACGCAAGCCAACCATGAAAAAAGCAGTATGTCCCGCGTTTACAGTTGGGGGTATGAGCGAGGGTACGTGAAAGCTAACCCATGTGCAGGTGTAAGTAAATTCAAGGCCAAAAACCGCGAACGATATGTAACCGACAAAGAATACCAGGCAGTATTAAGCGTTGCACCTCTTCCTGTTTTTATCGCAATGGAAATTGCCTATCTGTGTGCAGCGAGGGTTTCCGATGTGTTATCGCTGAAATGGGAGCAGATTGGAAACGACGGGATCTTTATCCAGCAAGGGAAAACAGGAAAAAAACAGATAAAAGCATGGAGTCCACGATTACAGGCGGCGATCGAAAAAGCAAAACAGTTACCAACATCCGCCTATGTAATCAGCAATCAATACGGCAACCGATATATGTACAAAGGCTTTAACGAAATGTGGGTAGATGCAAGAAATCGTGCTGGAAAAATTTCAGGTATTTTAACCGACTTCACCTTTCATGATCTGAAGGCGAAAGGAATTTCAGACTATGAAGGAAGCAGCCGGGATAAGCAACTTTTCTCTGGTCACAAAACCGAAGGGCAAGTGCTAATCTATGACAGGAAGGTTAAAGTTTCACCAACACTTGATGTCCCGTTACCTGAAAATATTCCAAGAAAATATTCCAAGTAATTCCAAGTGTGATTTTTGTCACTGACTTAATGATGTGTAAGTGATTGAATTTTGGCGGAGAGAGGGGGATTTGAACCCCCGGTGGAGTTGCCCCCACTCCGGTTTTCGAGACCGGTCCGTTCAGCCGCTCCGGCATCTCTCCGTTCAGATGGTTGCCATGATGCCAGGAAATTTGGCATTTTAACAGTCCCTGTCCGTGCAATTTTGTTCAAGTGACGAGTTTGCGAGCAAAACGATGATTAAGTGGCCCTGGAAAGTACAAGAATCAGCACATCAAACTGCCCTTCCCTGGCAGGAAGCACTATCGATCCCCCTTTTAACGTGTCTGACAGAACAGGAACAAAGCAAATTGGTCGCTCTTGCCGAACGTTTTTTACAGCAAAAACGGCTTGTTCCTTTACAGGGCTTTGAGCTGAATTCATTAAGAAGCTGCCGGATAGCACTTCTATTTTGCCTGCCCGTTCTGGAGTTAGGACTGGAATGGCTGGATGGTTTTCATGAAGTCTTAATTTATCCTGCGCCATTTGTGGTCGATGATGAATGGGAAGACGATATCGGTCTGGTGCATAACCAACGTATTGTTCAGTCAGGTCAGAGCTGGCAGCAAGGGCCTATCGTTTTGAACTGGTTGGATATACAAGATTCTTTTGATGCTTCTGGTTTTAACCTGATTATTCATGAAGTCGCTCATAAGCTGGACACCCGTAACGGCGATCGCGCCAGCGGAGTTCCCTTTATTTCGTTGCGTGAGGTTGCTGGCTGGGAACACGATCTTCATGCTGCAATGAACAACATTCAGGAAGAAATCGAATTAGTTGGTGAGAATGCGGCGAGCATTGATGCTTATGCTGCCAGTGATCCTGCTGAATGTTTTGCCGTACTTTCTGAATATTTCTTTAGCGCCCCAGAACTTTTTGCTCCTCGTTTCCCTTCATTGTGGCAACGTTTCTGTCAATTTTATCAACAAGATCCTTTGCAGAGACTGCATCACGCTAATGATACAGACTCGTTTTCGGCGACGAATGTTCATTAA